AACGAACGACTGGGGGAATGAGGGCTTCCAAACCCAAATTCTCATCTAGCTTGTTCCGCGATGTGGTGTGCGGAATAATCGTCACACCGGTCAACGCCTGCCAACGCCTGACAAAGTCGTGGGCCAGTAGGAATCTTTGGGCGGCGTTCACCTCGACCACGATGTGTGACACCGGATACCACATCTCTTCCGAACGGGCAATCCAGTCAGGCAGGATGCCGGTGTAAGTGCCGGTTGCCATGTCGTAACCCAACAACTCTTCGGCAGTCAACTTGACACGTTCAATATCAACGACGTGGTAGAGGCCAAGATCGGGTTGAACGACAGTCCAGATGACACCCCAGAACTGGGATGGTGACGGGTCCACCGAGATAATAGAGATCCACGGGGGCTGCAACCCGCGTGGCAGGTAACCGGGTTGCCGGTCACGGTCAATACATCCGTCGTACTGGATGCCGTCGTTGCCGACACCGCCAGTAATCATCGCCCGATCAACCAGCTGATAATCAAGATCGATGTCTTCCTGCTGGTACACCACCCTGAACTTTTGAGGTTGGTTGTAACGGATGTACGACAAGTCTTTCCACGGCAAACGCACCGGATCCAACAACGGACCCTCAGGCCACGACAAAGCGTCTTTCTTCCGAGACTTGGGACCGGTGTCCAACTCGTCGTAATACGCCTTATAAATCAGCTGGTGATACTTCTGTTTCTTCACCGGATCTTTCAAATGCTCTTCGACAGTGATGTCCTCACCGTCATCGTCATCGTCGTCCTCGTAGATCACTTTTGCCATGCAGTGTGCGTACAGGTCGCCCGGTCCGAGACGCTGACCGATCACGTTCACCAGCCCGCCAGGATCACAACGGGCTTCCGCCATCGAATCCCACCGCTCCAACAGCCGGTCACGGGCCACCGACTCCTTAGCGTTCTCCGGTGACGCCACATCATCAAACAAACACAGGTCGGCACGGTGACCGATGAACTCCGAATCAATCCCGTATGCCGACACGGTCGGTTCTTTGTTGTCCAAACCGCCGGGAATCGGCTGCTCAACCACGAATTCTTCGGCACGCCACAACGAACCGGACGCCAACGGTTTGAAACGCCCGTAATCCTGCGCCAAACAGCCCTCAGCGTCCTGCGTCAACCCTTTCCGCACCATCTCAGGGTCCGCCATCAACCGTGTCGGACGTTCCAACGTCTCACGGATACGCCTCGAATACTGTTTCGCCAAAGTTTGCGAGATTGAGCCGATCAGAACACGGATCGCACGGTTCCTGACGATGCACCAGACAGCAACATCGTGGAACAGGGTGGATTTGCCGGCTCCTGGCGGACAGTTCAGTACCAGAAACTCTTTCTCTTCCGATTCGAGGTGTTGAACGATCTTGTATGCGGCGTCAACCTGCCACGGTGATGGGACACGCCCCAAATAGACACGGCGAAAAAAGTCAAAATCGTCCCAGCCGCGTTTCGCTCGTTCCGATAGACGCTCATACGGGATGACTGGAGGCAGATCGGCGGCCTCGTCCAACGACTGGCGGAGCTGTTCACGTTCTCGACCGGACTGGGCGACTGCTTTCTTTACGTCGAACTGTGCTAGTTCGTTCTCAGTTTGCAACTGGCGGCGTTTCGCATCCCACTTCTGACCGGTGTTGTAATGGATGCCAGCAATCTTGCAGGATTCCTTGATTGAGATGCCCGCTGCCCGTGCCTCCCAGAACCGGATCTTGTCCTCCTGCGGGACGTTACGTCTACCGCTGTTCTTCGTACCGCTCATGGTCGCACCATTCTACTCACAGGGAGCCAACCCGGAGGCTAGGAGGTGGGGTCCTCCGGGCGGCTCAACCTGCTTGTGTGGGGTGTACGGAGGGGAAAGGAAACCCTCCTGGCCGGGAACACAGTACCGGTTACGCACATCATACCATCATCATGTGGTACCGTGGCAAGTGATCCGTGTGGGGTCCGAATACAACCAGTAGGAACACAGAACATGAGCGCAGACGCAGTCGGATACGTTTACCGTCACTCCCCCTACAACGGGGCCACCTTCGCCATCCACCTTGGAATCGCAGACACCGTCAACGACACCCACGGCAACCGGTTCTATATGGCAACCGACAACCTTGCCAAGAAAACACGGATGAGTCGAAGAACAGCTCAAAGAGCGCTCGACCAACTCGAACAAGACTTGTTCATCGTCAAAATCGTTGAAGCCAACCAGCACTCGCCAGCCACCTACCAGTTTCTGTTTCCCGAAAGCCCAGTCGTCTTCGAGACACGTCCAGGGGTGACATCTGTGCAACCAGGGGTGACATCTGAGACATCAGGGGTGACATCTGAGACAGCCAGGGGTGACACCACGACACCCAAACCCAATAGAACCCAAAAGAAACCCAAAGAACTCTCAGCCGAAAACAAAGCGGCGTTTGAGGAATGGTGGACCCTCTACCCCAAAAAACTGAAAAAAGAAGATGCATTCAAAGCGTGGAAAACCGTCACTCAAAAAACCACGCCGGCTGACATCATCAAAGCAACCCGCTACCAACTTGACCGGCCCGAAAGTCAACTCAGCAGGGAACACCAATACATCCCCTACCCAGCAACCTGGTTGAGAGCTGGCTCCTACGACGACGTTTACACCACCAAAGAATCACGCCCCTACGACGCCCCGAAACGTCGAGGCTGCAACAACTGCGACCACACCGGATACATCCACCACGAAGACAACGGCGTCACATGGGTGACAGAATGCGACTGCAACCAATGAACAAACAACCACTCCCACCATCCGCCGGCATCCCCATCGCATGGGAAGCATACGAAGAACACTGCCGACAACACGGACGCAAACCCAACCCACTCAGATTCGGCGCCACCTTCGCCAACATGTACGGCCCAATCGACTGGCAACCACCCCAACCCAAACCAGAACCCGACATCCCCTTCTAATGATCTTCCCCGAAGAAGAAAACATCTACCAACTCCTCAACGAACTCGAAGACGCCTGCCACTGCACCGAAACCATCTGCCTCTACTGCCAAGCCGCAGAAACCATAGACGACCTCATCGTCCAAAACCTCATCAACCAATACCGCAACAAACAACACACACGACGCTGCCGACGCTGGTACAATCAAAACTAGGAGCCAAGCAGCTCGAAAAGGGTGTACACCAGTAGCACGGTGCGGGCCATCAGCCCCCGGAAACGGGGTTCAACTCCCATGCCCGCGACACAGCGACGAACCTGGCCGTAGGCACGAAAACGGGAGCAGCTAACTATCAAACACCCGTCGTATTCCCGCGACCCTAAACAAAGCGGAGGAAGTCCAAGTGTGGCAACTGGACGGGGGGCTTATTGCCGTCGGCCCACACCCATCACCCGCAGAGATACCAGAAAACCACACATCTCCCACACAGATAATAAGACCTCCCCCCTGCCGGCGCATCGGCACACCCCCAGTCGATCGAACAGCTGTTCCCCTGGCGGACAGGTGTACCCAAATCGAACAGGATCCACCCCCCACTTGACATAAGATTGGATATGGGCGGCACCCCCACCCCACCGAGTAAAGCCCGAGCAAGCCGGAGAGGTGCCCCACCCAAACTCGGACGAGTTCGGACGGTTGGCGGGGTCGCGCCTAGGTGGGCCGGTGTGGTGGGTGGTTCCTGGACGAGCTTGTCGGGGTTTTGTGGGGGGTGTGGTGTAGGTTTTGGGTGTCCGAGGCGTGGGGTCTCGGCGTTACTAGAAGGGAATTTTTCATGGAGTGTTTGACGGTTGACGGTTACCGCGTGGCGGTGGCTTTGATGCGGGCGGCGGGTAATCGTGGTCCGATCTCGGACGCAATGGTTGGGGCTTGTGGCAGGTTGTCGCGGGCCGAGCGTGTCCTTCAGTGGTGTGACGTGATGGAGTCGAACGGTTTTGTTCCGTCGGAGTTTGACGGGGTGCCTTCGGCGGATCAGGTCCGGTTGTGTGAGACGCAGGTGACGGTCCGTCGGGCACGTGCTCTCGGTCGTGTCGTGCGGTGGGTTGAGACTCTGAACGACCGCGCACGGTTGGCGGGTTGGGATGGTGATCTTGTGTCGTCGTGGCAGACCGGCGGGGATCCGCGTAGCGGGTCGGGTCTGTCGTTGTTCGTTGGTGATCGTGAGGTTCTGGTCTGATGGCGGGCTATCGGGTTCCTGAGTGGGCGCGTGATGCGCGGATTCTGAATCGGACTATTGGCCATTCGTGGTTCGACAACGACACCATGAAGGCGTTCGGGACACGGTTCCACGGTTCGCCCGACTCGCGCGGTGTGTTCGTCGCGTCGAACGAGACTGAGGGCCGTCGCTACTTTGCGGTTCATCGGTTGCGGTCGGTGACGGTCCGTGACGGTTCCCGCGTTCGGCGCGGTGTGATCGTTGACTTGTTGTCGTCGTATCCGCACTATGACACCGAAGGGGACGCGCGACAGTTCGCGGACTCGCACGGGTGGTGTCCTGACCACGGGACGGAGTACCCGTTGTCGGTGGTGGCGGGTTCGTCTCATCTCGGCGGTACTCATCGGGCGGTTTGTGTCGGGTGCGGAATCGTGTTCGCCTGCTACGAGTGCCCGTGTGAGTGGGCGCATGAGTGCGGGGGGTTGTGATGTTTGACGATTGCGTCACTAAGTGGGGTGACTTGTGTCAGTCCGCAGAGGGCACCGAGTGGGGCAAGTTGATCGGTCTCGGTCTCTGCCTCGTCGGGTTCGTCTGGCTCTACCGTCGTGGATGGTGAGTCGTTCGTCTCGTCTGACCTTCTTCCGATCGTGCTCTCGGCGGGTGTGCCTGCTGTGGTCATGTGGGTGTTAGTGGTTTTGACGCGACGCAAGTAGCGCGGGCGTAGGCCCCTCGTCTGCTCTTCGGGGTGGGCGGGGGGCTTTCGTCGTTTTCGGGGTCGGTTTCGGGGTTGGGCGGTTCTTGTCAAGTACCCCCGAGCGGGGGTGTGGGCGTGTGCGTGGGGGTGCTGTGGGGCTGTGTGTGGGCTGTGGTGGGTGCGGGGTGAGTTGTGGTGGGTGGGTGCTGTGCTGTGGGGCTGTGGTGCTGTGGGCGGGGTGTTCGGTTTCGGCGCGGGTTGAGAGCCGGTGGGCGTGTCCTGGGCCATCTCCTGGCGGCAGCTTTTGCGCGGTTTTTCGGGGTTTTGGCGGGTCGGGCGGGGGTGGTTTTTGAGGTGGGTTGGGAGCCGGTGTCGCGCTCGCTCTTGTGCTTGTTCGCGCTCGCTCTTGTGGTTATGCTTGTGGTGTGCCCCGTGGGGGGGCACGTTTGCCTACTAGGAGGAATGATGGATAAGAGTGACGAGCAACGCTGGCTGGAGGGTTACTACGGTGCCCTTGTCGGCTTGACTGTGAGGAAGGTGGAGGTCGTCGCCAATGACGATTCGGGTTGGACCGAGTTGTGGCCGACGATCACGTTGATTGCTGATGACGGCGAGGAGTTCGTCGTTGAGGTGTCTCGGGATCAGGAGGGCAACGGGGCAGGGTTCTTGTTCGGTCTCCCGATGAATAGGGAGACGGTCGGCAAGTTGGTGTGTGAGCGGTGTTTGGGGCTGATCGACCCGTATGACCCGAGCAACTTCGAGAACCTGAAGGCGTTGGAGGTCGGCACCGAGGAGATGGTGTGCGCTTCGTGTGTCACCCGAGCGGAGCGTGGGTGGATCGACACCATTGTTCATTCGGGGCACGCCACGAAGAGCGACATCTGGCCTGAGTATGCGGGCGAGTGCGACATCTGTGACTTGCCTGTGTTGTACGGCGAGGATGAGCACAACCGTGAGACCGGCAACCATCTCGACTGTGACAACAAGCCCAAGCCTTCTTGGAAGGATCATCACGACAACTACTTCGACCCGTTCGAGAAGGTGGCTGATGTGATTCAGGAGCGCACGGGTCAGCGTCCGTACATCGACTTCACGGGTGGCGGGTGTTACACAGTCGGCATCTCGTTGGTTGAGGGCCACTATCCGAAGCAGGATCTCGAACCGCACCCGTGGGTGTACTTCGCCAACTATGGGCTGGAGGACGACGGCACGGTGGTGTTCGCGGACACGGGCTGGCCGACGTTCGGTTGTTTCATGAGCGGTGACGGTTCGTACTGCGGTGACTTGTACAACACCGACGGGTTGGACTTCGGATCGGATCAGTACCGAGTGTGGGACGAGTGGGAGAACACACATATGAGACCGCTTGTTGGCACCGACAAGGACTGGATGACACCCGACGAGTTCATTCCGTATGTCGTGTCGGTGTGGGAGACGTGGAAGCGTGAGCGTCACGTTGCTCCCGAGGGTGTTGTGACGGGTTTGGAGGTGACGGCATGAGCAACCGGTCTGAGCAAGCGCTGAACGTCATCGAACCGTGGGTGGCTGACCTCTCGTACGGCGACAAGTCCGTCGTCATCGGACTGATTTTTGAGACGTTGGACGAGTGGGAGAGACGGCGAGAGTTGGGGCGTCTCATAGAGGGCTACTACATCTGTGCGGAAGGCACTCGTCTGGTTCTCGACGGCGAGTCGAGCGATCTGTACTTCGTCACCAAGGACAAGTTTGCTCCGTGCGATAACTGCCATGAGGAGTTCGTGCCTCACGGACAAGACTTGTGTGAGCATTGCGATGACAAGGAGGACGAGTCATGAGTGACCGTGACGATGACAGGCATTGCGACACCTGCCGATGTGACGAGTCACCAACGTGGTACGTCCGTCGTACCCCTGACGCGACCCCTGACGCCAAGGCGTTACTCGCATGGTCCGACCAGATGGGCAACAGTCAACCGGCATGGCACTTCGAGGACCGTGCCCGCATCCATCCTCTGTTCTGGTACCGAGACGAGGACTATCCGAATGAGCAGGTGTCGTACCTCCAATGGGGGTTGTACGACGAGGTGGAGGGTGACCCTCCGCTGTTCTACGCCACTTGCTTCGACCTCGGTGACGATCAGTACGAGTGCGCTACCGACTTGGAGATCGTCGGGGCGGTGTATCTGCTGATGCGGTTCCCTGAGCGATGCCCTGAGGGGGTGGCTCCTGAGGACTGGGGGCGCGGGTCGGACGTGATGTGGGAGATGTGGGAGACGCATCTCGAGTCGGTCGGCAAGTTCCTTCCTCGGTTGGCGCGGTACGTCGAGGTGGTGATCGGTAACCACAGCGAGGAATACCCCGCTCTGCGGATCGTCATGGACGAGATCGACAAGGGCAACTGGTTGGAGATTCTTGACGAGGCCGATCATTCAGCAGAGTGGTTCGACGAAGCGGACTCCGAGTTGAGCCTCGGCCACCTCGCGCACGCGATCTACGAGATGTGCGGGTTCGTGCTGTACCACAAGTGGGGGGTGTGATGGTTGAGTGGCTTGTCATCGGCCTGATCGGCCTGCTGGTGGTGCTGATGTTCACCATCGAGTGATCTGCTCGCAGTCCCCCTAGCGAGCCGGAGAAGCCCCCATCCTTCCGAGGGTGGGGGCTTTCTCATGCCCATCAGCGGGCTGTCATGCGGCCACCGGCTGTCCTGGCCGACGAGCTCATCGGCGTTTGCGGCCGGCGGGAACGGGATCCTTTGATAGCGGTCGCGCTCAATCTTGCGTGTCTGGTCGCGCTCAATCTTGCGTGTCGTCTAGTCCGGTAATGATTTGTGGTGCTGGTCCGCGTTGTTTGTATGGGCGGTTGTCGCCTCGGCGGAGTCGTCGTCGTTGTGCGCCGGTCATGCCTCCGAAGATGCCGTATTGGTCGTATTCGAGGGGGAATGAGAGTGCGAAGTTGAGGCATTCGTCTCTGACTGGGCAGGCGGGTTGGTCGTTGGTGCCGTTGCAGAATGCGAGGGCTTTGTTGTGGGGTCGGGTTACGCCTTTGATGGTGCTGTCGTAGAAGATGTTGATGTCTTGGCCTTTGCAGGCTGCCTGTTCGTACCATTGGCTCATAGGAGTGGCCTTAGGTGTTTGGCGATCCATCGGGATACGGGGGCGACGACTCCGTTGCCGCACATTTTGTAGCGGGTTGAGTCGCTGTTGGGTTTGCCGTCTTTGCGGTGGAGAGTGTGGTTGTCGGGCCAGCCCATGAGTCGTTCGCATTCGAGTGGGGTCAGTCGTCGGACTGCGAGGTCGGGGTTGGCGATCATCAGGCCGTTGTTGCCTCCGGTTCCCCAGAGTGCGGTTACTGCTGGTGATGTGCCTTTGGTTTGTGGGCGTGCGCCGTCGGAGTAGTGGGGGTGAAAGACGACTGCGGTGGTTGCGCGGGTGTCGCCTTGGTCGAACTGGTTGATGGTTGGGTTGGGTCTGTCCGCTACCCATGTTTCGTCGTCGGTGTTTGACTGTGCCCGTTTGGCTTTGACGAATGCGATGAGGTCGGTGTGGTCTTTGTAGTCCCTGCTTTTGATGGCGGATGCTGATGTGCCGTCGGCGTAGTGTCCGAAGCCGAGCATTCGGTACGGGATGAATGTCATTCGGTCGGTGTCTGGCGACCAGCCACGTTGACCAGAGCCTCCTCCAAGAGTTCCGGCAACTTCTTGCCCCTCCTGGTTGATCTCCGCAGGATTCCTTGCGCCGCTTTTGGCGACAGGGAATATTTGGTTGGGACATCTGCCGGCGGTTGCAGGATCGAAACAAGCTGTGACGAAGACTCGTCGCCGTCGTTGGGGAACTCCGAACCATTGCGCGTCCAACACACACCATTCGATGACCAGCGCCCCTGCTTCGGCCAGCGTGTCAAGGACTCTTGCCATTGCAGATCCTCCGTCGGCGTTGAGGAGTCCTGCGACGTTTTCTGCCACAGCGAAGGTTGGTGCCATTCCATTGGTTGCTTCTCTCATTTCTTTGATGATGCGGACGGCGTCGAAAAACAGGTTGGATCGTTCGCCGTCGAGTCCTGCGCGTTGTCCTGCTATTGACAGGTCTTGGCATGGGAACCCGTAGGTGATGACATCGACGGGTGGTAGGTCTGCCCCGTTGACTTCGGATACGTCGCCCCAGCGGGGTACGTTCGGCCAGTTGTGGGCGAGGGTTTGTTGGCAGTGTGGATCCCATTCAACTTGGAACTTGCAGTCGTAGCCTGCGTTTTCGAAGCCAAGGTCGAAGCCTCCGACTCCTGCGAACAGGGAACCGAATGTGGGGTTCACGATGCCTTCTTCAGTTGGCGTCGTTGCCGTTGTGACATGCCTCCGAAGATGCCAGGGGTGAGTGCTTGCTGGTCAAGTTCGAGTCCGTAGTCACGGCATTGTTCTACTACTGGGCATTGGTTGCAGGTGTGGATGGCAAACCGGTAGGTGGTGGTGTCGCCTCGTTCGGGGAAGAAGATGTCGGGGTTCATGCCTCGACATGCGGCGTGTTGGAGCCAGTCAGTCACAGTAGTCACCGGACATGTACCACGGTCGCCATTTGCATCCGTATGCGTCGGCCCTGTCAGCGATGTGTTTTGCCATCATCATGTTGCTGTACGGGTCGAGGATCGTGGTCCGGTTCAATCCCATTTCTTCCCACGTTGACTCCCATGTTTTAGCGTTGATTTGCATGGCTCCGAAGTCACGGGTGGGTGACACGGCGTTCCAGGTGCAACGGGATTCACGGTATGCGATGTCGATGACCGTGTCCAAATCGGCAGGCTCGAAGCCGGCGGCGATGGCAGCTGGGATGAGTGCCCTGCATCGGGTGTCGGTGTCGTCGGATTGGCACATGGGTACGCCAAAGATGAGCGGTATGGCCGCTAACAGTTTCATTTGTCCTCCTAGTAGCCGGCGGCTTTGAGCAGTGC